TAAATGTCCCCTCTTGACAGACGAAGACAGAGTGATATGGTATAAAGTAGGACAACGTAGTGTAATCAATTACCTACAACAGACTTACGACGATCAACTTCAAGACAATATAGTAACTAAACAAGTAGAGTAATACCATGTGTTTCAGCCAACCAAAGATGCCCGCTATGCCGGAGATACCACCACCACCTCCTCCGCCAGCACCACCTCCACCTCCATTAGCTATGGCTGAGAAAGCACCAACAAAGCGAGCTACTCAACCTACTAAACGTCGTAGAGGTACGGCTCAAGTTACTGCTCGTCGTCGTCCTAGTATCGGAATGGGTGGAAGCGGTGGTACTGGCGTACAGTTTTCTTCATAGTAGTAAATAAACAAAGTAATATAAATAAACATGAGTCTTCGCACACTTGATAAAAAGACTTTACTCTCAGATGGCACTTCGTCAGGGGCGGGTAATAGTTTCTCGGTTGAGCGTTCTAAGGGATGGACGTTCTTAATAGCAACCACAGTAGCAGGTACTGCAACAGTAGACATCGAAGCTTACTTCAGTGAGTCCTCAGCTTGGCACGTTATTCACAGTCAATCTGTTACAACGGACGGATCAATTATGATTCGTGACGACCACGGACACTACGAAAAGATTAGAGCTAACATCAGTGCTTACACATCTGGAACTCACAGCGTCTACGCTTCCGGTACTGTTGACTCTCTATAAGATATGTCATTACTCCTCACACCGTCGATAGAGAAACCTAGCAACATAACACCGTTGCCCGGTAACTTAATTCGACCTGCTTTTGAAAAGCTCTACGGATTTGACGTACCACAAGAAGAAGTCATTGACGGAGCGATCTTTACAGAAGCAAGTGAACCATTGACAACTGAACTAAATGAAATATTATTATTTGAACCCGCTTAATACTTATGGCCAATAAAAAGATAACAGAGCTTGATGCTTTAACAACACCCGCAGGAGCAGACGTACTTGCTATTGTCGATGATGTGGCAGGAACAGCTACTACTAAGCAAGTAACCGTTACAAACTTAATGGCAGCGGCTCCGCAAGGAGACTTAGAAGCAGCAAACAACTTGAGTGATCTCAACGACGCTGCAACTGCTCGCACTAACTTAGGTATAGGCACAGCCGCCACTTCAGCAAGTACAGACTTTAGTCCTGCTTTCTTTAGTACAGTATCCGATTTGACAACAGCCCGAACACTTAGTAATAGCGACAACGGAAAAGTAATTGTTTGTACGAATGCTTCCACTATAACAGTTACTATTCCTAACTCACTAACGGCTGGTTTTAGTTGTAAGTTGGTTCAAGGAGGTGCTGGTTTGGTTAACGTAATTGCAGCATCAGGTACTACTTTATCATTAATTGGTGGTAAGAATTTCACGAGTATTCAATACCAAGTAGTTGATTTAATTAATTATGGTACTGAACTTTATGTATTAGATAGTGTCGGTTTACAGGTAGACCCAACAGCTTGGAGCAATAATACATACTCGCTTAGTTTTGATGGGTCGAACGATTTAGTTTCCTTTACTCAAACTACATTTTCGGATGGAGCTAGAACTTTCTCTGCATGGGTAAACTTTCCAACTATTTCATCGGTAATTTATCCAATTCTAGGAGGGTCTTCAGATCGCTGGGGTTATAATCCGTCTAATGGTTATATGTATTTAGGGGATTCAGGCAACGTACATTACGGGCTTATTGGTGCGTGTAGTGCTGGAGCTTGGGTTCATTTGTTTGTCACGCAAAGCACAGGAGGGACTCTTACTTTTTATAAAGATGGAGGAACAGGAGTCACGGCAACTGGAGCAGGTAGTGGGGCTGGTGACCTAGTATTTGATAGCCAGGGTAAAATGGGTTCGACCTATATGGCGGGTAAAATAGATGAAATTGCTATATGGGATTCCGACCAAACTAGCAACTTTTCCACAATTTATAGTGGAGGATCAGCCGATGATCTATCGACATTAAATCCTGTTCATTGGTGGAGAAACGGAGATTTTGAAGGAGGTACAGGTGGTTCTGTAAACGACCAAGGATCAGATGGTTCTTTAGACGGTACTATTAACGGAGCAACTTTTGACGGAACTGACGCACCTTAATTAAAATTATGAGAAAATATGTAATAGCAGATACTTCCGAGGTTAGCGGTTTTAACTTTGATCAACTCGTAGACATTGACGAATCGTACATCAGAAAGAGCTTAGACGGTTCAAAGACATTAGCACGGTACGAAGGCACACAACCATCCTTCCTGAGCGGTAAGACCGAATACACGCACTCTGAGATACTTGCGATCCTAGCGACTGACGAGTGGACGAGTGACGAAGAAATCTAAAGATGCACGAAACAGCCCAAGGGCTATACCATAGCTTAGAGAACCAACGTCACTCTTTCTTAGATCGAGGTCGTACTTCTTCTGAGCTTACACTTCCTTATGTCTTACCACCTGACGGACACAGTCACGCTAGTAAGTACTACACACCTTATCAAGGTATAGGAGCTAGGGGTGTACTCAATCTAAGTAGTAAGTTATTGCTTGCACTGCTACCACCTAACGCTCCTTTCTTCCGACTTGTTATAGATAAGTATGAGTTGGATAAAGCTAAGGAAGACCTAGGAGTAGAAGGAGCTGAACAACTACGTACTGACTTAGAGAAAGCATTAGCTGATGTAGAGCTTAGTGTATCACAGGAAGTAGAAGTACAGAACTTTAGGAACGGTATCTTCCAAGCACTCAAGAACTTACTGGTTACTGGTAACTCTTTGTTATATCTACCGGACGAAGGTGGTATGCGTGTCTTTAAACTTGATCGTTATGTTATCAAGCGTGATCCAATGGGTAACGTTACACACATAGCTATTAAAGAAACTGTAGCTCCAATGATGCTCCCTGAGAGTGTTCGTGAAGAAGTATACAAGCAAGAGAAAGAAAACACTTGTGATCTATATACAGCGGTAGTACGAGAGGGAGATCACTTCAACGTTTATCAAGATGTCAAAGGTATCCTCATCGAAGAAAGTGTGGGTAAGTATCCAATCGATAAGTCCCCGTGGCTCCCGTTACGTTACACCCAGATTGATGGAGAGGACTACGGCAGGGGCTTTGTTGAAGAGTACATCGGAGACCTCAAGTCGTTGGAAGCACTTACAAAAGCTATCGTCGAAGGTAGTGCAGCGGCTGCTAAAGTATTGTTCATGGTCAACCCGAACGGTACAACAAGATCGAGAACCTTAGCAGAAGCACCTAACGGAGCAATCGTACAAGGTAGTGAAGCAGATGTATCGGTGTTACAACTTAATAAGTTCAATGACTTCCGTACTGCTCAAGCTACTATGGCTGGTATAACAGATAGACTTAGCCAAGCTTTCCTACTTACATCAGGAGTAGTTAGAGACGCAGAACGTGTAACAGCTGAGGAGATACGTATGCTCAGTCAAGAGTTAGAAGCTGCATTAGGTGGTCTTTACTCTTTGTTATCACAGGAGCTACAGCTACCAATCGTTACTAGGTTGATGGCTAAGATGTCTAAGGACAAGCGTCTACCTAAGATACCTAAAGATATTGTTAAGCCTACTATTGTTACTGGTGTTGAAGCTCTAGGTCGTGGTAATGATCTTAATAGATTAGATATGTTCCTGGCTGGAGCTAACCAAGTAGTAGGACCACAAGCTGTTACTCAATACTTAAACGTTAGTGATTACTTTAAACGTCGTGCTACTGCTCTAGGTATAGAGACTGAAGGGCTAATCAAGACGGAAGAAGAAATTCAACAAGCTATGCAGCAAGCTCAACAACAAGAGATGATGATGAAGTTAGGCGGACCTGCTGTAGCACCTGCTATCAATGCTGCACAGGAGCAGTACATGGCACAACAAGAACCACCTCAAGAGGAATAACAAACAATGGCTGAATTACACCGAGTAGAGATAAATGAAAAAGCACCAAGCGAAATCGAACCCGAAGAAGAAACCAACACCGAGAGCGAGGAACTACCGCAAGAGCAAAGCGACCG